ATACCGTGTAGGGCACGGCTCATACACATTGTATCAAACCAAACTTTTGGTTTTACACCGTATCGCCATGAAAGTATTGCGCCATCAAACATAGTGTTATGGCAAAGTATAGCACTGTTAGAGAAGTCTATGTGTGATAGTAAACTTTCTATTAGTGCTGGTCTGGTAATCCATTTAGTGGGCTTACTGTTCTTTTTAATCGCAAGGCCTATAACCTCAAAACGCTTGTCACGCACGTATTCTTCAGTCGTCATCTTCGACAGGCTGTACTCCTTGTCGTAATACGTCTCGAAATCCAGCGTCACTATGTCCATCTTCGTCGTCCTCCCACGGTGCTTTGGGCAGCGTTACTTTTCTTTCGTTGAAACGAAAACAAAGATTGGGACGGTAACGCCCCACCCCAATCTTTTCTTCTTTAGATTTTTTAACCTTACGAACGTAAGGCACTGGCGATCTCTCCACCGCAAGCCATGTACCCCGCACCATCGACCCAATTATCCTTGGACTTTGGATTGGATTTTATACGCGCAACCTTGAGCAGGTTCATCATAACCGCAACGTCTGTCGGGGTTATTTGCGCATCCAGATGCACAGACCAGTATCGCGCAATGGTGTTGAAGTTATTCTCCATGTCACCATGCTCCGCAGCACGATCCTTCGTCACATAGTCTTTAGCTGTGTCGAGAACTTCGGAACGTGTTACAGTTAGATTTACTGCTTCCAACACCTCTTTCGGCGTACCGATCTTTTTCTTGAGCAGGTGTATATAAGATGGCGAACACCCACACGCTTTAGCAATTTTTGCTGCTGGCGCTTTTGGGTTCTTTACAATGTACGCCCAAACCTTTTCTGCTTTCTTACCCATAATCATTCTCCTTTAAACTTTAGGGTTTAAGCGGCTTCTTCATCTAAGCCACGTAATTTATGAACGAGTTCTTCCATTGGAGTAATGTCGTAACCAGAGTGTTCAACACATCCACGATAACGTGAAATCCATGCAGCCATAGCCTGCGCTGCCTGTAATCTTAACTCCTGTTGAGAAGTCTCACTATTAGGATCAAAGGGTACGTACCCGCCCCCCTGCTTCCTATCTTTCATAGGGCTAATGTAAGCAGGGTAATCTGCTACTTTAATCCTAACTTTAACATCTTTTGTCACTTCATGTTTTACAGTTATACGTAAACCACGAATTAACCCTGAGATACGATCTTTCTCGTATTCTTCAATCTTCTTATCATCAGAAGCACCAAAGACATACTCGTAAAATTCGTGATTAGGTTTTTCTTTTAACCAAGCACGTATGTCTGCAACATCTAAGGTATTCTTACCCGTTTCTGATGCATATTCATTTATAAGCCTTTGCTTATCACTCTTCTTAAAATTCATATCTTCTCCAATCCAAATTATATTCTAGTGCCGCGCCCCACCGCGCCTAAACTGACCGCACCTAGCCGTGCCGTGACCGCCTGACCCCAACTCGCCGAACCCGTCCAAGCCGGACCGTGCCCCGACCGCCTCGCCTTATCAAACCAGACCCAATCAGGCCGACCATAACAAACCGTACCTTACCCCGACCGCCTTGCCGCAACCCGCCGTTCGCCACCTCGACCCAACAAGCCTTAACTTGACCGCCCTGCCGCATCCAAACAAACCATCCAGACCAAACCAAACCGCGCCGACCGCACCGCGCCTAGACCGCCTAGCCAAACCGTTGCCTGACCTCGCCTTGCTATACCACACCATGACCGCCTCGCCCTAACACACCGGACCCCGCCGTAACCTAACAGACCCCGCCCCGCCTGAACCGCCATACCAGACCCCGCCCGACCTTAACATATCAGACCTCGTCTCGCCTCGACCGCCTGAACGCGCCCCGCCTGAACGAAACGTACCTCTCCATACCGCGCCTCGACCGCCTTGCCGCACCGTAACTCTCCACGCCCAACCATATCGTACCGGACCCCGACCAAATAAAGTGATACCGCTGCTTGCTTATTCCGCAGCCATCTGAACGTCTGGATCAAACCTACGATCCATCTCAGATTTAACGTACTCAACTAGATCCGCTGTAACTTCGTCAGCATATTCGGGATTGCTCATAGCCGCCTGTTGGACCTCACGCCCCTCAGACATCAACTCTTCCCAAACTTTTTGTGGAGAGCTACCGTCTGGCATAAGATCAGTCCAATCATCATGACCGTCTTCGTCCATTGTACCTACAACAAACGTGCCGTATGAACCGCGACCTTTCTCTTGTCGAAAATCGCCAATGCCAATAATTGCACCTGCATTGCTGAGTAATGAAACAATACCATAAGCACTTAAAGTTGGTTGGACATAAGCGATATCAACTTCCGCACACCAACGTGGTAAATAACAACGTGTCCTCACATCTGGGGTACGTTTGATATCTGCCGTGCGAACAATGTCAGTTTTTAATTGTGGCTTACCCCAAATTTGAATATGAGTTTGCGGCATAAAAATCAAACGCTGCACGGATGCTTTAGATACGTTCTCCGTTTCTAGAGCCGCTGTAGCCATAGCTGCTTTAACCCCCGGTGCAGGGAAACACAACATTGTCTCCCCAAAATCTTTTTTGTACGCAGAATCATAAAACTCTTTAACAGGATCGTGCTTCATTCCTGTACTTTTCTTCCCTTTTATTTTTTCTTTAGGCGCAGCAAGATCTCTCATTGTCTTTGCGCTCATGCTGTTAAAGTACAACGGCGTTGTACCAACCATCCGTAAACGAACACGCCCTTTTTTAAACTGACTGATTTGCAGTGTTTGTGCAGAGGGTTCTACTATTTTCTTTTCTATGATAGCCATGTTTGCTATTCTCCATCTAAAGTTTGTTTAAAAATCGCCTCTACGAGGCTTATACTTCCTTCATTGATAACCAGTGCTATACCACCTGCCTCTATGATATCGTGTAGGTTCTTTTGCTGTAATGCAGTGGGTTTATTTTTCCCCGCTTTGCATTCAATCCCTACAAACTTACCTTTGTGACAAACGATTATATCGGGAACACCACTACGTCCGTATCCACCTGTGACAGGATAAAAATAATACGCACCCACTTCCTTCAGGATGCTTACTACCTTTTTCTTTACCTTGGCTTCTGGTGTCATAAACCCCCCTAAGAACTGGCATCGACGAGGGCGATCTCCCGCCCCCGCAATGGTAGTGTTTCACTACCTTTCGTGGAATAACCAAAAAGTATTTGCATCTATACGCCGACCAACACCTTTGACTGTCTCAGTCGGTGGTTTATCGCTAGTCATAGTTAGTACAGCTACCTTCCGTTGTACCCACTCGGGTGTGTCACATATGTTTATATAGTCACCTAATGCTGCCGCGTCAATAGCTTCTAGGCCAAAACATGTTATTTCTACTTTTCCTGTATCAGGATGTAGTAGAACGCGATAAGTCTTGTTATCACATACACTCACGTAGTGTCAAACACTTTTAAGAAAAAATATGTTTTCAGTAGCGCGATAGCCAACACCCGCAACGTACCGACCTTGTTCCACCATTGACAGAACCGCCATCTTGCCAGATATTTCTTCGGGGATATCCTCTTGAGAATATACCTTTACTTCATAATCTTCTTTATATTCCCAAGAAGTAGTCAGGTGATCTACATTTACACCTTCTGCCACACGGTATTTAGGTTTACCAAAGGTACTAATAGCTTCAACGAACAGCATGGGCTGTGCCTCGGCCTTAGATGTTGCCCTCACCTCGCTAATGTTTGCAAACATACTCGACAACTTCTCTCCCAGTGTTGGGTTTAGAAACGTGTGTCCGGTATCAACTAGGTGTCGTAGTTCTTCCTGTATTTCATTTGGGCGTAGAATGTCTGCATCTAAGGTAAAAAGTTTGTCTATCATTTTTCTTTTGTCAGTTACCACAACGTCTCTAGCTTCAGAGACAAACTTACGCCGCTGTCGCGCACAGTTACTACCTGTTATCCGCATGACATGATCCACGTTTAATGGTCTAAGCGCGGAGCAGGCTTTTACCGCTTGCTTTAGGTTTATAGATAACTTCATGTTTTGCCGACGACCAGAAGCGTACTTACAATTTTCAATATGTGGCGAAAATATTGCGTACCTGTTTACCCCATCACCTTTGTCCATAAAGTTACCGAAACCAATATATCCCATACAAAAGCTGTCGCCCTCACGAAACACCCACATAGTTTCAGCATTACGTGAAACTGTCTGATAACTTTTCATCATAAGTTTTAGTTCTTTCGCAAAGAGTAGTAGCTTGTCATCGTGGTAATGTTGAGGGTACTTTGAACCTTCTTCCTTAGCTTGGCTCACTGTTAGTAAATTTACATAAATACTCATTAGTCATTCTCCATTTTTATATTATGATTTGAAACCAAGGTGCTTGTTCACCCAGTTATTGTATTTGTTTCGTATTGCTGACAGATCCTCCTTCGTCTCTACTTTTTGCACTTTGTAAGTACAGTTTTGCCACCAACCCTCACTCGTAGTTTCCGCGAACTCTACAAACAGATGCAGGCGCAGCGGGTGTTTGGGGTCTGTAATTATACTCCTACAATTCTTCACGTTGTAGGTATCTCTGGATCGTATGTACCCCATGCCCTCTATAGAAGTGTCTGTTATTGAATAATATTCATACGCCTCGGTGCGCATCTTTCGGGTGTAGTCGTTATCTGTAAGCGGTAGCATGTTTGCGATCGTCATACCCCACTCAAAGAACTCTCTCAGCGGCTCCTTGAACTTGGCTTTCAACGCTTTGTTGACACGCGGCGGTATCGGCAGATCCTCGCCTGTTTCTGGATCACGCAGCCACTTCCCGTCAGGAGTTAGCTTGAAGGCTAACGCCGTGTTGTCTTTGCGGTGCGTAAAATCTTTCCAATGGGGTCTCACATCTTTTGGCACGGATCTGCCTTTGGCTAGGAAATGTCTATCGTTATCCCCGTAATTACTGGTCATATGGATATACTGCTTCCCGTTGTACACTAGGAAGTGCATACCTCTCGGTGTGTGACGTGATAGGAACTGATACCTACTGACATGGTTCCACGGCCCTGTACCGTTGCGTATCTTAACGCTTGTGGTTCCGTCACGATGCTTGCGCCACACGACAGCCGCATAAAATTCGGTATCCTCTTTGGTAACGGTTCTGTCGGTTCCCCACGTTTTGAACACGGGGTCGCCAAAGCAATACCCGTCAACCAACGCATAGCAGTAATCGCTGAGCTTAACGATACGCTCCCACTTACGCTTACGATCTCCGATGGGTCGGATATCTTCTGCTTTGGTGTGGCATTTCGATATCAAAGGTTTGATAGCATTGTAGTGGTACACTACCTCTTCAAAAGTTTGGAATGCTGAGTATGTAAGTGCCATTAGTTATTCTCCTGATAATCATTTTCAATTTCGCCAAGCCCATCGCAGTTACGACAATCACGCTCATACTCCTCTGTGTAACCGTATGGATTGTCCTTACTCATCATCACGTTGCGCTCAGCTATTTCTTTACCCACGCCTTTACATTCGGGGCAGCGGATGAACGGGTTATCTACAAAAATATTGCTCATCATACACCGTCCATCTGGTATGGCATCCGATCTTTTGAAGGCCGAACATCGTTCACAGGACTATCACTTGACGAGTTCTCTCTACGCTTGACCCAATATACAAAAGCTTGATACGATTTAAACCCCAACAGTTTAGCAGCGGCTGTCTTACAACCGTGACCTGTACCTACCTGACGCATTGCTTCATCAAGGTAGAGGTTGGCGAGTTCCTCCATAGCTAGTTTCACGTTCATATCATCCCGAAACGTGTAAGGTGTCGGGTCGGTTTGTTTGGGTTGCGGCAGTACATCCACCGCGCCCTCGTTAATATTGATTACTATCTGCATTACATATCCCTTGAGTTAATGTGAATTGTTTTACCTACGTCTGCGGTCTTGCTGCTGTTGTCCATGACGCACCAAAGCACAGGCATACTCCACTCGCCCCAACCGTTATACAAATCACCATCGGTTAGAACGATACATGCCTGCGCGTTGATAGCTTCGTCACGAATGTACTCGGTGACACACCTAACATTTGTGCCCCCGCCACCTTCTGGTTTGGTTGACTTCACGATAGTTTCCAAATCTTCTTTATTGTACTTCTCGTCACGACATATCTTTGTGTCCCAATAAAGAAGCCTCACCCCGTCAGGTTGTACCGTGTCGCAGATAGATTTTATTTCAGATAGAAATTGCGTAATCTCACGCTGCCCAATCGAACCAGACGTATCAACAGCTAACACCAGTTCTCCAACAGTTTCGGTGACGCCGCTTGGCATGTAGATACCTAGTGACAGGAACCTACGATTAGGCTTACGATATGTACTATAGTCTTTGCCTGCGCATGTATCAGATATGAAATCGCGTAACGCTTCGCGCCAATCAACTTGTGCTTCCAACAATTCGCTGAAATCACGCGCACCGCCGCTACCCATCTTACCCGCAATTAGTGCGCCTTGACGAATTGCCTCGTCAAGTTCGCGCCCCAATGCACGTTTTTCTTCAGGCGTTAATTCCTTCGCTCCTTCCCAGTCGTGAGTGTCAAATGGTGACTGTCCGTTTGGTAGTGTTTCACTACCTTGATTAGCGCCTGCGCCATCTTCACCGCTGTCGTTAGGTATTCCACGCGGCGGCGGCGGTGGGGTTGGTAAGTCTTTACACAACAAGTTGTAGACCTGTGCGCTATCCATGCCACGATATTTCTCGTCGTAACAACCCTTCTCCAACTCACCTGTCATAGTCGCAAACCCATCTTGGTTTTCGTCAACAATCTGAAGGTTACTCACAAAGTCATTTGCACAGTTTGCGAGAAATGGATTTTCTTCGTACAGATGAAGCCATATGATAAGATGTTTGTACAACTTGTGCCACACCTCGTGAAGCACAAGAAAACGTAGTTCTGCGTCGTTGAGCTTCTTAACAAACTCACGTCCATACCACTCGTCACGTCCATTAGTACATGCGGTGGGCACACTAGGATCGTCTACAATAATGCGCTTACCAACCATAAGCACTGGTGCTAGAGCCACGTATTTTTTGTGGCCCATAATAGCAACGACCGCTTTGTCCAGTCGTTGCTCCTCTGTTAGTTGTTTACCTACTGCGAACATTCATATTCTCCTTTCGTGTTTTCATCGCGCTTATGGCGTCTTTATGTTTATCCAAGGCACATTTGCTGCATAGCATCTGACCATCTCTATCTTTGTGATCTGCGGCACTGCCGCAGACCGTGCATTGCGTACCCATACTCATTACTTCTTATCCGCTGTGTACAGATGGCTGTTCTCCATAGCCCAGTCTGTAAACTTCTTGTTAGTCATAACCATTGACTGCTTACTGTACTTCGCTGAACGAACACCGTTAGCAAACATCGCTTGCGCCTCGGGGTTCAGTCGTGGCAAATAATCCATCCAAGCGTTAATCCAGTCTTTCTCCAACGCAGACAGAGTTCTGTACACAACCATACAGATGGCTGCGGCGCTGTCGGGTACTTTAGCGTTCTTCGGATCATCCTTGATAGACTGCAAGCTTGGTAGCTGATCGGCAATCTTCACAAACGCCATCAGATCCATTGCACCGCGATCACCAATCGTACCCATGAGAGCAGCGACAAGCGTTTGGTCATCCAGATGTTCGCGGGCCAAAAGTATGTCAGATGACGCATGTAAAGATCTTGGTGTGATGAACGCCGCACGTTGTGATTTTGGATGGAAGATGTATGGGTTCTCGTCAGGATCTTTCACGTCCTCAAATGGTTGCAACAGATGCGGATTGTCTCTGATCCAACCAAGCAACGTGTGATCCCAACCATCGTTGATACCAAACTCAATCAACTCCATGTGGTCAGTCTTGCGAACCTGCACAACCGTTATGCGGTTACGTGCATGAGGTGGCAACAAGTCGCCAACTCCCTCGCTCCCCTTGTTAGTCGTTGCAAAGATAATGCTGTCAGGGTGTAGTGAAGCACTACCAATTTTACGCTCTAGCATCAGACGCAACATGCCCAACTTGACAGCAGGATTGGCTTTACCAAACTCGTCAACCATCAGGATGATCGGTTTGTTGTAATGCACACCTAGTTCTTCGTTGGGTGCCATCTTCACACAGCCCTCAGTCTCTACTGAGTTCATGTTTGGGATCATTAGATCGCCAAGATCTTTTGTAGTACAGTCAAAGTACACAGGGGTATGTGTTGGTAGGTCTTTGGCAAGTGTTGTGAGCATTGACGACTTGCCATTACCCATATCACCTTGCGCCAGAACGGTACGCTTTTTACCGATTGCCTTGATAAGTTCCACGCATTTGTCGAGTGGTAGCGCGTACATATTTTGTGCTTGATTAGTCATTTTGTGTTCTCCTACTTCTTAGCTTCTGCAAGGTACAAATTGCACAGACGTTCAACCGCCTGCTCTTTTGTTAAGTTAAACCCCAACTGCTCACTCATCATTGTGCGTACTTCTTGCACTCTGGCGTCAGGGGTTGATTTGATTTCTACGTTAAAAATGCCCATAGTTTTCTCCATTATATATCTAGGCTAGGAAGCGCGGAGATTGCTTTGTCCACCGCTGCTTTGGTTTCGGCGCGGAACGCACTGTCCTCACGCAAGGCATCAGGCGTTACACCCGACATGGCTTCTTCCAGATTGTCAGCCATCGTTCTCATCTGGACAGAATTTGTTACATTGCATCCGCGCAATAGTTCGATCATCTCGTTGACGTTACCAACCAAAGTGTCACGAAAGATCTTCTTCTTCTCATGTTCTTTGTAGTCGAGACGCTCAGACATCTTTTGAAGGTACTTGTGTAGACGTGTCCACACGTCATTCATTGCTCGCTCGTACTGCTCAGTGTAAAATTCTTCGTATTTTTGTTTCATCTCAGCCAACGCTTCATTGCCAATATCCACACGGAAGTCACCCGAATCAGGTAACGGCATGTACGATAGCTTGAAACGAAACTTACGTGTCAGCTCTTCGAGCGTGGGGTAATCATCATGTGAGAACAAGTGCCCAAGCTTCAACTGCATATCAATCACGGCATCGTTGTAATTGGTAAGCACTGCGGAGACTAGACGCTCAAACTCGTTTTGCATCTCAGTCATGGCTTGGTTGTACTTGAAGTACTGCGCTGTCGATACCAGACGTAAACCAGAGTTTGACCACGGCAATGTCATGTGAGAATGCATGTCACGAGTTGCCGACACATGACGTGTAACGGCTCGCAGATCGGCGTTGTCGTGCAGTAGATCTTTGATCGCACGTACAGAACCTTTGATAGCGTTGTTGCTATGCGCGACTTCATCAGAGGCGCGCTTGTCTTTCTTGCTGCCAATCCAATGTGAGATGTTCAACTCAATAAGCATTGCAGACGATGCAAGCGTTGGTGCAAGCACATTGTGTAGTGTTTCACTACGGTTAATTGTTTCTATATTAGCAAGTACGGGTGTCATGATTATTCTCCAACATATTTGTTTAGACCTTTGAGGTCGTTGCGGTTTGTCACAAGGGTTGCCCCTTGCTTGTGCGCGATAGGTGCGATGCACCATGACGCACGTTGTTGCTCGGCGCGGATGTCACCGCAGTCGAGACAAAAGTTAATGCCAAGTTCGCGGCGGCGTTGGTCGTATGCTTCGCCACACAAGGCGCAGATTACTTTCTTACGTGCCATGTTGTTCTCCATTGTACTCGTGCATTAAGCACTCGTTGATTTCTAGATGATCTAAAAGGGGCCAGACATCATCCTTTGTCTTTAGCCAGACAGTATATTTGTCGGTAGTGTACCAGTTCACGCGATGCACAATCTCATACCACATGCTGTTCTCCATTGTTTTCGGTAGTGTTTCACTACACTTTTGTTGAGGCAGGGTTGCCGTGTCGTTGTCAGTCTCCTGACAACTTATATGTATAATATCACATAAGATGGTAAATGTCAAGCTTTCTGATGTATGGTTTGTTTTCTGACGTGGCTACATATTGTTCGTTTTATGGTAGTGTTTCACTACAATACTGGCGCTAGAGTAATGTTCGTTAATGTTCGTTTAGTGGTGGCTGTAAGTATTTGATTGTAAAGTAATGTTCTAAAGTTCTTTTGTTCTTGGGTTATGAAGGGGGGGTAGGATTGTATTTGCGAGCCGAACAATCCCAATAAAAGGGGGGTCGCGTATGAAGTGTATCTTTTTAAATTGCGAACATTAGGAACATTAGGAACATTATAATAAAATCAATAACTTATTTTTATGCAAAAACGAACATTAGGGAACTTCTTTGCGAACATTACAAAAGACGCAATGCTGCTTCGGAAACTGGCTTCGATAAAGTAGTGGATCACTACTCTTTTTCAGACTGTTGTATATGACACGCCAACTTCTTTTTGTGTGGTGTGGAACAGAAGGGGCCAACTGGTCGGTTAGGACGCAATGCTGCTTCGAGAACTGGCTTCGATGGGGTAGTGGATTACTACCAAAATGAAGACACAAAAAAAGCCCCGAACCTTTCGGCTCGGGGCGGTAAGTTAGATAAAAAGTATTGTCAGTGTGAACAATGTTATCGCGGCGGTCGCCGCAATGTAAAACCAGACTGTATATGCGAAACCCCATGCTTCAACTTGTTCTCGTATGATGCATTTAATTCTAGCAATGTTATCCATGTTTCCATCCCATAAATATCGATAAGATAGTTTCGACTATTAAGCAATTGATTGCGCGGAACCCGCGCAATCAATGCCAGCGTATACTTGCTGATATGTTGCATTAGCCGATGGCTTTTATCAGCGTATTCAACATTTGGATCATGTCATCCATAGCCATATCAGACTGGAATGTTTCAGCCTTTTGCATACGCTTAACGCAGTCTTCAAGGGCTTCACGGACAACGGCTTCCTTAGAACGTGTTCTAGCGTCCGCGCCTTGCTTGCCTGATGCTATCTCTGCATCAATCTCTTCACGTTTGCGCAGAGACGTTTGCATGTTGCCGATTATGCTATTCGGCTGACGTTTCCAATAGGCTCTATTCTGCCCATCTACTAATTTGTCACCCGCTGCTTTGGCTGACAATTCAAGTAAATCTTGAACCCCTTTCGGGAACCCCGCGAATATGCAGCTCTTGACCCAATTGAATGTTTCAACAGACGCTGTTGAACCCTCGCTGGTCGGGGATATCAAATCGGTATTGGTAAAACCGCTTGCTACAAATAAGTCTAACAATTTGGCTTTTGCCTTATTGTCTTTATGGGCAAGGTTCGCGACCGCTGAAATTTGCTTGCCTAGTTCGTCGTTCAGTTTTGGTGTACGTGTCATGTCATATTCTCCTATGCAACATGATTAAGGTTTAATCAGACGGCGTTCATCGCCGCCTGACAAGGACTTTATACGTGATATGTCGCATTGTGTCTTAGTATCAGCCGCGCCAGATAGTAGATAATTGTAAAATGTAGTGAATCACTACCTTTTTGACGCTAGGCGTAACCCCACCTACCCCCGACCCCCCCTGTACGACGCGCACACACAGCAACTATATAATACTATTCCGCACAAATATTTTGCGTTTCTATTAAATCTAACTATGTTGCGAACATGGCTATACATATCGAACCCGAAAAAGGGGTCGCTCAACGCACCCCGCCCAAACTTAAAGATCTCGCAGTAAAAGCCAGCGCCGCTGCTAGGACGGTAGAGCTACTCCACGAGAATGGGTTAGAAATAAAACCTAACCAAGAAGACAAGGATGTGGCTGCTGCACTGGCGGTGTCTTACGCGGAAGACCCAGATAAAACTTCAAAGGCTGCAACCCCTAAGCGAGTAGCCCACCTCACCCCAGCCACCCTGCTGATGACAGATCGCATCTTGAAAGATTTTGGTCATTCTGTAGTAAAATCGGCTACGCAGGTAAGGCACCTCGTCACAAACAAACTGATTGAGGAGACAGAGAACCCCGACCCACGGGTACGGATACGTGCCTTGGAGTTGTTAGGTAAGATTAGTGATGTAGGATTGTTTGCTGAAAAAACAGAAGTTACCATAACCCATCAAACTACAGATGACCTTAAAGATAGGTTGCGAGATAAACTAACTCGTTTAATGAAGCCTGAACCCACGGTTGAAGACGCTATCGTAGTTGAGGGCAGCACGATAAATGTAGACAAGGAGTTAGGTTTAGATGACGACTAACCTTGCCGAGATTGCAGCAGGTATGGATTTCTCCTCAGAAGATATACAGCAGGTTTTAGAAAATTTAGATAAATTTGATCCTCAAGAACTAGGGGAGATAGATAAAATTGTTGAGGAGCTGGCGAGCAGACAGCGTAACGACAATGCCAAGGACGATCTCATAGAGTTTTGTAGGCGGATGCAGCCAGATTATAAGGTTGGCAAGCACCACCGTATCCTCGCAGACATGCTGATGGATATTGAGAAGGGAGATAAGGACCGTATATGCGTCAACATCCCACCCCGACATGGTAAATCACAGCTTGTAAGTATCTTTTTCCCCGCTTGGTTCTTGGGGCGTAACCCCGGCAAGAAGGTTATGATGGTGTCCCACACTACCGATCTCGCTGTGGACTTTGGGCGTAAGGTGAGAAACCTGATATCGGTAAACGACTACAAAGAAATATTTCCACAAGTAACGCTGGCGGTAGACAGTAAGTCTGCGGGGCGGTGGAATACAAACTTTGGAGGAGAATATTATGCGTGTGGTATTGGGTCTGCACTTGCGGGACGTGGTGCTGATCTTCTGCTTGTTGATGATCCTCATTCTGAGCAGGATGTTATTAACGGAAACTTCTCTGTGTTTGAAAAAGCATACGAGTGGTTCACCTTTGGTGCCCGTACTCGCCTTATGCCGGGCGGTAGGGTTGCAATAATTCAAACTCGTTGGCACATGGACGACCTCACGGGGCGTGTGACGACCGATATGATCAAGAATCCAGAGTCAGATCAGTACGAAATTGTAGAGTTCCCTGCTATTTTGGATAGCGAGGACTCTGATGGTAAGCCGACACAGAAGCCGTTATGGCCTGAGTTCTTTGATTTGACCGCATTGTTACGCACAAAGGCGTCGATGCCTACGTTTCAATGGAACTCGCAGTATCAACAGCAGCCGACAGCCGAAGAAGCATCGATTGTTAAGCGGGAATGGTGGCAAATATGGACAAAAGACGACCCACCCCACTGTGAATACATAATTATGTCGCTTGATGCTGCCGCAGAGAAGAATAATCGCGCCGATTACACCGCATTGACGACTTGGGGCGTGTTTTTTAACGAAGAAGAGAACGCACACCACATAATTTTGTTAAATAGCATCAAAGAAAGGCTAGAATTTCCAGAATTAAAGGGTATGGCGCTTGAAGAGTAC